ACAGTAACGATTGTTCCCCACAACGCATCCGCAGACATCATCTTTGAACATAACCTAAAGCTGTATAAGTGCCAGGTTAAAACTCAATCTGCAATAGAAAAAGCCAGAGGCAACTGGCGGTTTGATATGCGTAAGGGTCAAAGAGTGGCTCACAGAAAATATAAAGACAATGAGATAGATCTGTTTGCTTTTGTTTCTATAACCCACAGAAATGTGGTGTTTTCTAAACCTTTAGACCAAGCTCAACTAACCATCAATGATGAACACATGAAGAACAATGATGCTGTTAAAAACATCAAAGATATATTGAAAGATCTTAGTTAGAGATTCTCAATATCAAATACAACTTCTTGATCCTTGTAATGCTTAACGGAGTTAATTCCTACTTGTAGGAAATACTCCGCTAATGCTTGAGGATCTTTTTTTTCCAACCCAGCTACATCTATCAAAGAACGCGCAATGTATCTGTTTATATAAACAGGCGTATTGTTGTTCCTTTCATTTAGAACTGGGTCTTCAAAATCAAACAAGTTCATTGCTTTACTCCTAGACCTTTACCTCCTTGGTATATGGGCCTATTTTGTTACCCTCTCCGTCTACACCATGTACAAGCTGTAGTTCAAGGTCAATGTAATGCTTGGCTTTAAGTAAGTCTTCAACCTTATCAACCTTATCTCTGGTGATAAGTTTCAACACATTACCCATCGACCATGACAAACCATTTGCGTAAATATACTCAATGGGTTGTATGCCATTGCCTTTATAATGGTGTCCACCTACTTGGTTATTGATCGCAAGCATATCGATTGCTTGATCCCATTCCTTTGGGGTTACATCATCTATACTCATATTCTTCTCCTTTTTTTATAAATATATTTGCATATCATATAACTTTAGTGTAAATTTAACAACATTCAAATACAAAAAGGGAGTATTAGGAAATGACAGACACCGATAGAGTCTTTATAGACACTAAGCAACTAGCTAAAAGGTGGGGCAAAAATCCACACGCGCTATCAAATTTAAGGCGCAAAGGCGGAGGCCCTAACTATTATAAGATTGGCGGTAAAATTCTTTATGATCTAGCAGAGATCAAGCAATTAGAAGAAAGCTCATATGTTTCCAATGGCTCACGCAACTCTTAGTCCATCAGCTTTCACGCGCTGGAAGGAATGTCCTGCATCACCTATGATGATTAAACAGTATGGCGAATACTCTGTGGGCATCCCTGCGGCTACTGGTACTTTGATTCACGAAATGTGCGAGATGCTTTTAAAGGGCAGATTAAACGACATGAGCCTTGAAGACTATTGGTTAGGTAAAGTTCAGGTGGTCGAAGACTTTGAAATAGAGGTCGACCAAGACATGATTGATTGCGCAAATGTATATGTCAATTATATTCAGGAGCGTGCGCAGGCGCTGGGGGGAAAGCTATTAATAGAAGAACGCGTGTTTATGGATGAGATATCCTCAGATGTTTGGGGTACAGCAGATGCCATTATTATAGGCGAAAAAGCCTTAGAGATCGTTGATCTTAAATCTGGTAAATGGGCAGTTGATGCACATGACAACGGACAGTTAAAAATTTATGCACTTGGTGCATTATCAAGATACAGCTCTCGTTATAAAGACGAGGACATAGAAGTTATTATGACCATCGTTCAACCAAGAGGTTGGCATAAAGATGGCATTATCCGATCAAGCTCCACTACGGCTACTAATCTAGTCAACTGGGGATTTGAAGTTTTGAAACCAGCAGCCGAGGCTTGTTTTGAAGAGAACCCACAATTTAATCCAAGCAAAGAAACTTGTAAGTTTTGTAATGCGAAAGATCATTGTGATGCATATAAAAATACTTTAGGAGAGAAAAATGACTGAAGAAAAAAAAGAACCTATCTTTACAATTAATCGTGAAGATGGAACTACTAACGAAGTTTTTGAATCTGATTTAGATGAAAAAACAATTCCATTGGCAAACGAGCTTACAAGTGTTAACCGCACAATACAAAGCTTAAGGGAGTCTGATCTATTTAAACAAGCTTTAAATCTTACTCAATCCCTTAGAAGCCTTGAAAGAGATGCTAGCAATTTAGCTACACAATTAGACTCTGCTTTGTCAGAAGACTCTAAAGTCGAGGTGGTTGAATGAGTCTAGCTGCAATTCAAAAGAAAGGTAAAATCAAACCACCACGCCTAGTTATCTATGGTCCAGGTGGTATCGGTAAAACATCGTTTGCTGCAAATATGGGTAAATCTGTTGTTCGTGATTCAGAAGGCAATGTAATTGCCAACAATGTTACACATGAACAATGGCTAGAAGGCAAGTCAGCCGATGATCCAAAGTTGGCATATCCAGTGGATAGCACTTGGTCAAGCTCTGATGGCGTGATTATTATTCAATCTGAAGATGGTATCGGAAAGATTGAGTGCGATCATTTTCCCGTAGCTAAAAGCTACGAAGAGTTTATGAACAATCTGACTTCTTTACTTACAGAGGATCACGAATTTCGTGTTGCCTGTATTGATTCATTAGACTGGTTAGAAACTTTGTTATGGGATCATGTCTGTAAAGAA